TAGGAAAGCCACATCTGGCCATTTCTTTTCTACACAAAACACAAGAGACTCTATGTTTGTTTCTATCTGCCGAAGCTGCTTTCCATTCGTCTGTGCATCTTGCCTTTGCTTTTTCTGACAAACGTTCGCGTAGTTCTTGATTATTCATTGCTTCTTTTGTTCCTATAGATATACTATTCTTTTCGTCATTTGTTCTAGGAACTTTATATCTATCGTTTTCCTCTCGTGATTTGGGATTTACTCTATATTTCATAAATCTTTTTCTGCAATTTTCCTTTTCTTCTTCTGATTTATTAGACCATCTGATTGAAGCTTCGCTTGACATCTTAGACAATCTTTCCACAGTAAAACTATTTCTTTGTTTTTGTTTTGTTTCTTCTGAAAGTTTATAACCACCAGAATTTCTCCAACGAATGTTGGATATCGCTTCATTTATATACATAGGACTTACATCTACATTGAAGTGTTTGTGTAGATAAGATTCGTGATTTATAGCAGATTCTCTTGTATCAAATATTTTTATGATTTTGGTTTTGAAAAATGAAGGATTTCGCTTCATCTCTTCAATCCAAACTTTCTTGTGTTTTTTTGATGTAACGGTTCCATGATATCCACTATTGATTTTGGATATCGTGCTGTAACCGATATAGAACGGAGGAAGTTTGTTGCCAATATAAATAGTAATATATGTACAATACATGCTGATGCTCCTTCAAAGCGTTAGAGTAGATGGGTTTCGGCCAAGTCACCGCGATCTACAACTATATTTATATAAACCGATTCGGGAGAAGTGTTATTTTTGGCAACAACTTTTATTTTGGCAGTATCAGAAAGTATATTGTTCTGTTTGGTTCGTTGTTCAATGATATTCTCATTGATCGCGTCAATGAGGCAGGAGATGCTGTTGATACTCTGAAAGTGCCATTATCATATGGTCCAAAAGATCGTTATCTCGTTCGACTTCAAGAGAACCCAGACTTGCTACGCCAGGTCAATCAGGTTCTACCTAGAATGTCTTTTGAAATCAAAAGTGTTGAATACGATTCGAGTCGTAAACTAAACACCATCGGTAAAAATAGAAATCTAACAGACAATGCTAATATTCTTGGATATCAATACAATCCTGTTCCATATAACTTCAACATCGATCTATCGATTCTTGCTAGAAACGCCGATGATGCTTGTCGCATTGTAGAACAGATTTTGCCATTCTTCAAGCCAGAGTGGACAACAGCGATCAATCTCATTCCAGAAATGGGTATTGTGATGGATATTCCTGTTGTTTTAAAAAACATTCAGTATGAAGATACTTACGAAGCCAGTTTCAATGACCGCTATGCTATCATTTGGGAACTTCAGTTCGTTCTCAAAGGCTATATCTTTGGTCCAATCTCAACACAGGGCGTCATCAATACTGTTGATATCAACTTCCGTGTATCTGGTGATAACGATACTTTTGTTGGCAAAATCAGTAACGGCAGTAACACAATCTTTACAAATGCCGATATTGATTCTATCGATGTTGGTTCTAGGATTACAGCAAACGTTCAAGGATTGCCAGCAAATACAACAGTAACCGCGGTAAATACGACATCGGTTTCACTTAGCAACATATATACTGGTTTAATCTCTAACGTAACCTTTACAACTTCTGGCAACTCTCCTATTGCAGAATATGTACAGATTACTCCTGGTCTAGATGCGAATGGAAATCCAACAAGCAATGCTTCCATTTCTATTCCTGTATCAGAGATTGAAGCTAACAGCAACTATGGTTACATAAAAGATTGGTTTACAAACATCGGGTAATATATGAACATAGCGAATAATCAAATCATTTCACAAAAACTAGGCCTTAGCCCAATGAACGACTCGGTTGGGTTTCCGACAAAGAAGTTGCCTGTACAGGCTATTCTTGTTCAAGACGAATCGCAAACCAATGCAGAGAACGATTACGACTTTGCACGTAAGAATCTCTATGACATCATCGAAGCTGGTCAGGAAGCACTCACAGACATGCTGGAGTTCGCAAAGCAGTCTCAGTCGGCATCTGCATACGAAGTTGTTGGCACGCTGGTGAATGGCTTGGTGACAGCTAACCAGAAGCTATTGAACTTAAGCAAGCAAGTCAAAGAGATCCAGAAGATGGACAAAACACCAGAAGAAGCAGAAAAGACTACTGGTAATGTAACTAACAACCTATTTGTGGGAACAACCGCTGAGTTGCACAAACTGCTCAAAGGTGAATAATGGCAGAATACTATAATAATAACCAAAATCTAAAAGCCGTCAACGTTCCTGTTGAGTGGGATTTAGATAAGGTAAAAGAGTTTAAAAGATGTGCTGAAGATCAGATTTACTTTATCAAAACATACTGTAAGATTGTTAGTGTTGACGACGGTCTAATCAACTTCAATCTTTGGCCATTTCAGGAGAATATGGTCAATACATTTGAGACAAATCGTTTCTCTATTTGTAAACTGCTTCGTCAGTGCGGTAAGACAACTACAGTTTGCGCTTACATGCTGCATAAACTTCTTTTCAATAAAAACTATGCTATTGCTATTCTTGCCAACAAAGATATGCAGGCACGAGAAATCCTTAACCGTGTGAAGTTGATGTTTGAACATCTTCCCAACTGGTTACAGCAAGGCGTGAAGCGTTGGAATGAAGGCGACATTGAACTAGAGAACGGATCAAAGGCACTTGCATCAGCCACCGGTGGTTCTGCTGTTCGTGGTAAGACGTTCTCACTTCTATATCTTGATGAGTTTGCGTTCGTTCCTAACAACATTCAAGAATCATTCTTCGCTTCAGTTTATCCTACGATCACTTCAGGTAAGACAACTAAAGTTATCATCACTTCAACACCGAATGGGATGAACTTATTCTATAAGTTGTGGTCGGATTCGGAGCAAGGGCGTAATACATACGTTCGTTGTTCTGTCAACTGGAGAGACGTTCCTGGTCGCGACGAAGCATTCAAAGATGAATATATCAAAAACACCAGTGAACGTCAGTGGAGACAGGAATTTGAATGTGTTGCAGAAGAAACTATGATAGATGTCTACGATACAACAACAAATGAATATATGTGCATTCCTATAAGTCAACTATATAATACACTTTGAGATAGAGTTTCTTGGTTTTATAAATACAATAGAACTAGGAGATTTTTATGCATAGAAAAATATATGAAAAAGAGTATGGTCCTATTCCGAGAGATACAGAAGGTAGATCATATGAAATACATCATGTTGATGGTAACCATGCCAATAATGATATCATGAATCTTACTTGCGTGAGTATACAAGAACACTATGATATACACTATTCGCAGGGTGACTATGGCGCTTGTGTAATGATAGCAAAACGAATGGGTATGTCTCCGACATATATTAGTGATATACAAAAAGGTAAGAAAAGACCTGGTGTTGGCGGTGTAAAAAAGGGAACCACACCTTGGAATAAAGGCATCAGTGGATATTCTTTACCTAAAGCAAGTGAAGCAAAGAGAGGTAAAGTTTATCACAGCAAACTTGGTGAAAATGTTGACGCTATACTTGAACTATACAACACTAGACCATATATTGATGGAGTGGGTAAAGTTCAAAAGAATGGTAAAGTTTTATCATATGAACAAGCATTTAGTAAAAAGTATGCAGAAGAATATGGCGTAACATCTGCATGTATTAGAAAACTAGTAACAGGTAAAAGTTTCAGTGCAGTATAAAGAAAACACAAGATACAGAATAAAAACTCCTTTAGGATATAAAGATTTTTCTGGTGTGGTGTCAAAAACTACAGATACTTTGATTCGCTTTGATTTTGATGATACGTTTATTAGAGTATCACCTAAACATGTCTTTTTGACAGATAGTGGATTTTCTTTTGCAAAAGATTTGTCAATAGGACAAACAATAACTGGGAAAAAAATATCTAAGATTACGCTACTTACAGAAGGACCATATATAGTTTATGATCCAGTAGGCGTTGAAGAATCTGAAACATACTACTCTAATGATGTTGTGTCACACAATACAGAGTTCCTTGGTTCATCTAATACACTGATTGATGGTAACAAACTAGCACAGCTTACCTACATTGATCCTATTCTAACAAACAATGATGTTGATATGTATGAGGACGTGAATGAAAGTCGCGTCTATGCTACTGTGGTTGATACATCCCGTGGTTCTGGTATCGATTATTCTGCATTCATTGTGTTTGACATCACAGACGTACCATATCGAGTGGTAGCAAAATATCGTAATAATGAAATCGAATCTTTGGTTTATCCTACGATCATCTACAACGTGTCGCGACATTACAATGATGCATATGTTCTAGTTGAAATCAATGACGTTGGCCAACAGGTGGTGGACATTCTACAGCACGATCTAGAATATGAAAACGTACTGTCAACAAAGACTAAAGGCCGCGCTGGCCAGAAGATCGGCGGCACTATGGGCGGTGTTCGTTTTGCTATGGGTGTTCGTACCACAACACAAGTCAAGCGTATTGGTTGTGCAAACTTTAAGAGTTTGGTTGAGAATGATAAACTGATAATCAATGACTATGATCTTCTTCAAGAAATGTATCGCTTTGTTGAACACAATGCAAAGTATCAAGCCGAAGAAGGAAGTCATGATGACCTTGTTATGTGCTGCGTTCTGTTCTCTTGGTTAGTACATCAAGACTATTTCAAAGAACTAAGCAACAACGATGCAAGACTTGAAGTTTTGGCCAACAACCAGAGACTTATTGAAGAAAATCTTGTGCCATTTGGTTATGTTGATGAAGCATGGGAAGATCCCAATTCGGGTGATGATTTCGAGTCATCCTTCCGACAGTGGTTGATGATGTAGCATCTAGTATTGTGTTTTTATAAATACATCAAAGGAAGCATATTCATAATCCAAGATAAGTGTAAGGGAGATAACAATGGCAATTCAAGTCAGTCCAGGTGTAAGCGTAACCGAATACGATGCAACCACAACAGTACCTACCGTTTCGACTACAACTGGCGCTATTGCTGGTGTATTCCGCTGGGGACCAATCGGTCAGTTAGTTCTAGTAAATTCTGAAGTAACTTTGTGGAAAAGATTCGGTAAACCAACCAATCTTAATGCCGAAACATTTTTCACAGCCGCAAACTTCCTTGCTTATGGTAACTCACTATACGTAAGTCGCGCTGCTAACACAACAGATACTACAACTGACGGTTATGGTACATTTAGTGCTATCGCTGATACAAGTGGCGCTATTGTTGCTAACGTTGCTGGTAATACGTATTGGGGTTCGAACGTTAACGCAAACTTCAATATCACAAACCAGACAGCATATAATACTGCTGCAAACAATGGTCAGTTTTCTTCAAATCCAACATATCTCTATACTGCAAAGTATCCAGGTGCAATCGGTAGCAGCCTTACAATCTCAACGGTTGATACTGCTAACGCATATTCATCAAACTTGGTGAATATCTCAAATACCACATTCGCTTTCAACTCAAATACTGCTGTATTATCATTCAACGATACTTCAGTAATCATCAATGCTGCTACTGTTGCTGCTAATCTAGCATCATATGCCGCATATCAAGCATTGACTGTTGGCGATTGGATTACTGTTGGTAACTCATCAATTGGTACACAGACACTACAAGTTGCATCAAAAGGCACTGCTCCTTCACTGGTCATCAATGCTGGCGCAACTTTATCAGGGTCAAGCTTTCCGTCAGTTGTGTAATTATCAGTATTAGAAAGCAAATTACGAACAGGGCCAAGTTCTTTTAGTTCTTGTTGCGCTTGATTAGCTTGGACACGGGCAATAGAAGCTTCGGCCGAATACAAGCCCATTTTCATCATGTCCCCAAGGGACATAGCATTGGATTTTGGATTTAAGTCCGCAGAAAATTCAGCCATAGTATTAACCCATTTTGTTCATGCCATACAACATAGCATAATTACTTATATTATTTAAACTGCCAGTAATTGCATTTGATTGGCCCATTGTTCCAGCCGCTTGTGCATTTCCAATACTTGAAAGCATATTAGATACATTAGAAGCAGTTCCAGTTCCAGCATTTGATACTGTACCAAGGGCGTTCATACCTACGTTATTAGCATTAAATATGTTACTGGCAACGTTTTGACGGTTTGCTTGATAATCACTATATGCAGTTTGTAATGCGTTTCCAGCATAATTTTGAGCAAATTGTTGACCACCTTGAATAGCATTTCCACTTACTGCGCCACCACCAGCATTTAAACCAGCATTAAATTGACCCATGCCTTGCGTTAATCCAAATTGATAATTTGGCATCAAAGTAGTCAAATCATTCATTGTTGGCTGGGCAGTTAAATAACCGCTACCAGTTTGTATTTTTCCATTGGCATCGGTATATTGGCCAGGCAACATTGCATTTAAACCATAATTGGCTTGTGTGCCGGTATTCATATATGGTTGAGCCATATTTTTAATATCGTTGTAAATACCGGAACTGTAATTAATACCTTGATTTGCGGCATTAGCATATTGACCAGCGGCACTTTGCGCGGCATTGCCACCAATAACCGAACTTGCTACGCTTGATGCGGCGACTGCGGCCGCTACCCATCCCATTGGCATGATTAATTCCTTCTTTCTAAATGTTTGTCCATAGTCCAACCTTCAGGTGAAAACGGA